GCCGCCGCGAGTGCCCCCTCCGAGGGCGACATCGACCTGTCCGCACTCGTCGCGGCCGGTCCCGATGAGCGGCCCCGGCCGCGGCCGGGACCGTCCGACCCCGGGCCCTTCCCCGAGCGACTGCTGGCCGTCCCCGGCTTCATCGCGGACGTGATGCGCTACAACCTCGCGACCGCCACCCGTCCGCAGCCGGTGCTGGCCTTGGCCGCCGCCATCGGCCTGCAGGCCGTGCTGGCGGCCCGCAAGGTGCGCGACGCGCGCGGCAACCGCACCAACCTCTACTGCGTCGGCGTGGCCGACTCGGGCGCCGGCAAGGACCACGCTCGCAAGGTCAACAAGAACATCCTGTTCCAGGCCGGCCTGAACGACCTCGAAGGCAACGAGGACCTGGCCAGCGACGCCGGCCTGGTCGCCGCCGTCGAACACCAGCCGGCGATCCTGTTCCAGCTCGACGAGTTCGGACGCTTCTTGCGGACGATCGGCGATCCGAAGCGGGCCCCGCACCTGTTCAATGTGCTGGGCGCACTGATGAAGCTGTTCTCCTCGGCCGACACCGTGTTCCGCGGCAAGGCCTACGCCGACCGCAAACGCAACAAGGTCGTCGACCAGCCGTGTGTCAGCCTGTACGGCACGACCGTGCCCGAGCACTTCTTCGAGTCGCTCACCGGCGACAGCCTCAACGACGGATTCATCGCCCGCCTGCTGGTCTTCGAGGCCGAGGCCACGCCGCCACGCCAGCGCGCCGCCGAGCGGCCCGTGCCGCAGCCGATCCTGGAGGCCGCCCGCTGGTGGGGCGACTTCCAGCCCGGCGGCAACCTGCGCGACGAGCACCCCGAGCCGCTGGTCGTGCCCTGCACGGATGAGGCCAACGGGCATTTCGACCGACTCGCCGCGACGGTGGACGCCGAGCTCGCCAGACCGGACGGCGACGGACGGTCGCTCTGGGCGCGAGCGGAGGAGAAGGCCTGCCGGCTGGCGCTGGTCTACGCCTGTTCGGCCGACCGCCAACGGCCGTGCATCGACGCCGACGCGGCCCGCTGGGCTTGCGCGCTGGCCGACCACCTGACGCGGCGCATGCTGTTCATCGCCCACGAATGGGTCGCGGACGGGCAGTTCGACGCCCGGCAGAAGAAGGTGCTGCGCATCATCCGTCAGGCCGGCGGGCAGATCGGCCGGCGCGAGCTCTCGCGGCGCACGCAGTCGCTGACGCAGCGCGAGCGGCAGGAGGTGATCGACAACCTGATCGAGACCGACCAGATCGAGGTGGTGGTCACGCCCACCGCCACCAAGCCGAAGGTGAGCTATGCCCTCCGCTGAATCGGTCAATGCGTCAATCCGTCAAAGAGGGTCTCTCTATATAGAGAGCGTGCGCGGAGAGAGGAGAGAAGAAGAAGAAGAAGACTTATTGACAGATCTCTCTCTTCCCTACGCAACCTTGGGGCTCTGCGCCGCTTGCGCGCCGCACATCCGTCAGGGAAATGTCAGCCAACGTAGGTACTTCACCGCCGCCGTCGTTCCTGACCGCGGCGGGAACGGTCGGGCGGCGGGTTTTTGTTTGTTGCGCGTAGCGAACCGTCCCCGGGAGCCCTTCCAGGAGAGTGCGACATGGACGTCAAGCTGGTGAACATCGACGACGTGCGGCCCTACGAGGCCAACCCCCGGATCAACGACCAGGCCGTGGACGCCGTGGCGGCTAGCCTGCGCGAGTTCGGCTTCCGCCAGCCGATCGTGGTCGACGAGCGGAACGTGATCATCGTCGGCCACACGCGCTGGAAGGCGGCCAAGAAGCTCGGCCTGACACAGGTGCCGGTCCACGTCGCCCGCGACCTGTCGCCGGAGCGCGTGAAGGCCTATCGCATCGCCGACAACCAGACGGCGACGCTGGCCGAGTGGAACTACGAGCTGCTGCCCATCGAGCTGAAGGACCTCCAGGCGCTGGACTTCGACCTCGGCCTGCTGGGCTTCGATGCCGAGGCGCTGGCGAAGCTGCTGGACCCCGGCGTGCAGGGCGGGCAGTGCGATCCGGACGAGGTCCCCGCGCCGCCGGACGAGGCCGTCACGCGCCCCGGCGACCTGTACATCCTCGGCAATCACCGGCTGCTCTGCGGCGACAGCGGCAACGCGGCCGACGTGGACCGGCTGCTCGATGGCGCCCCCGTCCACCTGGTCAACACCGATCCGCCCTACGGGGTCTGCGTGGAGCCGCGGAGTAATAACGCCATCGCGGCCGGCCTCTCCTCGTTCGGCGAAGCGGGCCTGACGCACCACCAGGGCTTCGACCTGGCGCGGCAGGGCGTCAAGAGCGCGACCACGGCGAAGCTGCGCCCCAAGGACCGGCCGCTGGCCAACGATTTCGTGGGCCAGGACGAGTTCAACCGGCTGCTGCGGGCCTGGTTCGGCCAACTGGCTCGCGTGCTGCTGCCCGGCCACACCGCTTACATCTGGGGCGGCTACGCGAACTGCGGCAACTACCCGCCGGTGCTCAAGGAGGTCGGCCTGTACTTCTCGCAGGCGATCATCTGGGACAAGGAGCATCCGGTCCTGACGCGCAAGGACTTCATGGGCGCGCACGAGTGGTGCTTCTACTGCTGGAAGGAGGGCGCCGCCCACCGCTTCTTCGGCCCCAACAACGTCACGGATCTGTGGCGCGTCAAGAAGGTCAACCCGCAGTCGATGATCCACCTGACCGAGAAGCCGGTCGAGCTGGCGGTGCGGGCGATGCAGTACTCGTCACGGGCAGGCGAAAACGTGCTCGATCTCTTCGGTGGCAGCGGCTCGACGCTCATCGCGGCGGAACAGACTGGCCGGCGGGCGTTCCTGATGGAGCTCGACCCGCTCTACTGCGATGTGATCGTGCAGCGCTGGGAGAAGTTCACAGGGCGGAAGGCGGAGCGGATTTCGGGCCGAGGCAACGCCCCCGCCGTCGCGGAGGCGCCGAGGGAGGGCTCGTGATGCGTGTTACGCGGCCGTGGCCACTACTCCTCCTCGTCGTCGTTCGCAGTGGCCGGGCGGCTCTCGACGATGGTCACCTGGAACTCCGCGCCGTCGGCGGTCTCGATGACCAGGCCCTTGTCGCGCGTGAGCATGCCGACGTCGTCGTACGTGGCGATCCGCCGGATGCCGGCGACGTGCTCGGCCAGCTCGGCAGCCGGGTCGTCGGCGTCGTTGCGGGCGAACAGCAGCGTTTCCAGCAGGTCGCGGAGCTGGTCCTGAAGTTGGCGGGCGTTCATCGGCTAGGCCTCCTTTGCGTTGTAGGCGAACTGCCCGCGGTCGACCTTGCGGAACCGGGCCGCGTCGCCCTTGTCGCGGGCCTCGCGCATCATGGCGGCATAGAGCGTCGCGTGCGGCGTCTTGCCCGCGGGGCTGGACCACAGCCCCTGCTCGGCCATCGCGGCGACCAGCTCCTGGGCCCGCATGGGCTTGCCGGCCTTCGCCAGGACCTCGGCGGCGGCGTCCAAGGCGCTGAGGCGCTTCGGCTTGGAGTCGCCGGCGGGCTTGCGCTCCGGCTTGGGCCTGGCCGGCGGCTTGGCGGCCTTCTCGCCGTCACTGTCGGGCAGCGGTTGGCCGGCGACGACCTCGACGGTCGGGTTGACCTCGGGCTCCGGCGCGGCGTCGGCCTGCGTGGCGGCCTGGCGGTCGGCCGGCACCGCCCGCCGCAGGCGCTGGGCGCTCTTGATGCGGATGCGCTTGCCGGTCGCGGTGTTCGTGGCGTTCCAGCCGCCGTGGCTGTTGGTAGAGTCGATCCGCACTGTCACGATCCGGTCGCTCACTTTGGCGACGTACAGGTGTCCGATCTTGACCTCGTCTTTCTTCATGGCTGGTCCTTTCATGTGGCCTCGTCAGGCCCGGGTCTCACGCGCCCGGGCGACCCGCCGCAGCGGGTTTCGGCGGCGCTACAGTTCCTCGGCCAGCCGCTCCAGGCGCTCCGGCCCTCCGAGGACGTCCACCAACAGGCCTCGGAACCAGCCGATCTCCTGGTCGACCGCCGGATTCGTCGCTCTGACGTGGTCGAGGCCGACGGCGATGGCCGCGACCGCGTGCGGCGACAGGCAGTCGCGGATGGCGCCCACGAGCAGGTCCTGGGGGTCCGGGTCCGTCGGGACGCTGACCTGCACCGCCTTGCCATCGCTGCGAATCACGGTGTACCGCTTCGTGGTCGTCATGTTCGCGCTCCTTCTTCCGGCCGCCCCATTGCGGCTCGCCTCGCCTCGGCGAGTCGCCCGTGGCGACCCGGCGAGTCGCCTGTGGCGACCCGGGCGCTGGCGCCCCGCGGGGCGCTCGCGTGCGGGTCGCTAGTCGTTTGTCGTTTCGGGAACGAACAGCTCGCCGACCTCCCAGACTTCTTGGCCATACGCGGTTTCGACCAGGTACGAATACGCATCCTGGCCATTGCGCCGGTACGTGCAGACCTTGACGATCCGGCCCGGCTCTCCGTCCTCGATGTTGACCACCGGCGTGCCGGGCTTCAGGTGGCGGTTCGGGTTCTTCGGCGTCTTCGGCGTGTTCGTCTTCGTGGTCATCTTCGTCGCTCCTCGATGTACGCCCCATGCGTACACACACATCAGTCCAGCGGCTGGCCCGAAATGCAAGGCGACCTCGCGAGAATTCCGAGAATTTCTCGCATTTCTTGGCGCGAGGTCCGAGTTGGCGGGCGTGCCCATCCCGAGAGCGCTCTTGTCCGGACCGGGTCGGCCCGGCCTCGGCGCCGGGCGGAAAGATCGCGCCACGGCGGCCACGGGGCGGCCCCCCGTGGCCTGTGGGCCGCCCGGACGGCCCGGGGCGTACCCAACTACGGCGGAACGCCTTCTGCGGCCTCGTGGCGGCCTCGGGGCGCGACCGGGAGGGTGGCGGCATGACGAGCAACCCTGACACCCGTTCGGCGAGCCGAACGGCGCTGCCCGACGCGCCGCAGGCCGATGCGGATGGCGCCCCGGCGCGCCTGGACCCGGCGGCGCTGACCGTGGCTCAGCTCGCCCGGCTGCTGGGCGTCGCCGAACAGAAGGTCCGCGAGCATGTGGCCCGCGGCGCGCCGGTCGGTCCCGACGGCCGGATCAACCTGGTGCACTACACGGCCTGGCTTCTGAAGAAGGCCGGAGACCGGAGGCCGGAGGCTGGAGGACCGCCGGCATGAGTGGTGGCTCGCCGCACAGCGCCTCCGGCCTGCGGCCGACGGCCTCCGGCCTCAAGGCGGCGATCGACCCGACCCGGCTGACGCAGAGTGAGCTGCTCCAGATGGTGAACGCCACGCCGCTGGGGACGGTGCTGACACGCTCGCGCCTGCGCCGGCAGATGGACGCGGGGGCGCTGAAGTTCGGCGACGGCACGCACGTCCACCTGGTGCGCTATGCGCGCTGGCTGGTCGACGAGCTGGACCGGCCGCGGCCGGCCAGGATGGACTACGCCGAGGCGCGGCGGCGGCAGGCCGAACGCAATCGTGCGGCGACCAAGGCGTCGCAGGACATCCACCCCATCCCGGAGATCATGGACTTCGAGCGCCGCCAGCGCTGCGCGGAGTCGTTCCGCGCCTTCTGCGAGACCTACTTCCCGGCGGCGTTCCACCGCGCGTGGTCTGACGACCATCTGCGCGTCATCGAACGCATTGAGCGGGCCGTGCGGGCGGGCGGCCTCTTCGCGTTCGCGATGCCGCGCGGCAGCGGCAAGACGACGCTGGCGCGCTGCTCGGCGCTCTGGGCGGTCCTCTACGGCTACCGGCCGTTCGTGTGCCTGATCGGCGCGGCCGACGACCGGGCGAAGGAGCTGCTGCTGCCGATCAAGAAGCACATCGTCGAGAACCCGCTGCTACTGGCCGACTTCCCCGAGGCCGTCTACCCGCTGCGGTGCCTGGAGAACAGTTCCAAGCGGCAGCTCCAACAGCACATCGAAGGCCGTTTGACGCACGTGCATTGGGGCCAGGAGAAGCTCGTTTTCCCGACCATCGAGGGCGACCACCTGCCCCGCGCTCTGCGGGAGTGGGGCCTCGAGGTCAGCCCGTCGTGCGGGTCGATCATCACGACCACCAGCCTGGACGCCAACATGCGCGGCCAGCAGCACACGCGCGTGGACGGCTCGGTGATCCGCCCATCGCTGGTGCTGCTGGACGACCCGCAGACCCGCCAGTCGGCGGCCTCGCCCACGCAAACCCGGCGGCGGATGGAGCTGCTCAACGGCGACGTGCTGGGCATGGCCGGTCCCGGCGAACAGATCGCGGCGGTGCTGACCTGCACGAAGATTTACGACGGCGACCTGGCCGACCAGGTGCTGAACCGGGAGAAAAGCCCCGAGTGGGACAGCGAGTGCACCAGGCTCGTCTACGCCTTCCCCACGAACGAGAAGCTGTGGGACGAGTACGCCAACGTCCGCCGGAGCGCGGGTCCCGAGGCCGCGACGGAGTTCTACCGCCGGCATCGCGCGGCGATGGACGCGGGCGCGGTGGTCGCCTGGCCGGCCCGGTACGACGCCAAGACGGAGATCTCGGCCATCCAGCACGCGATGAACCTGAAGCTCAAGGTCGGACCCGAGGCGTTCGCCAGCGAGTACCAGAACGAGCCGGTGCTGACGCAGCTCGACGACCAGATTCTGACGGCGGAGCAGGTCTGCCAGAAGACCAGTGGCTACCCGCGCGGCCAGGTGCCGCCGGCCTGCACCCGGCTGACCATGTTCATCGACGTGCATGACCGGCTGCTCTACTACTGCGTCTGCGCGTGGCAGGAGGACTTCACCGGCTACGTCATCGACTATGGCACCTTCCCCGAGCAGAAGCGCCACGGCTTCACGCTGGCGACTGCCCAGCGCACGCTGGGGCGGGCGTTCCCTGGCATGGGGACGGACGGGGCCATCCACGCCGGGTTGGAGAAGCTGGTCTCGACCTACCTCAACCGCGAGTGGCCGCGCGGCGACGGGCTGATGAGGATCGACCGCCTGCTGGTGGACATGGGCTACAAGCCGGGCATCGCCGCCGACGTGAAACGCAAGGTCGGCGGCGCCGCGATGATGCCGGCCAAGGGCGTCGGCATCCGCGCCAGCCGCAAGCCGCTGTCCGCCTACGCGCGTCACCCCGGCGAGGTCCACGGCCACTACTGGTACATCCCCAACGTTCGCCGGACCGGCGAGTTCCAGCACGTGCTGGTGGACGTGAACTACTGGAAGACGTTCGTGCATGCCGGCCTGGCCACGGCGGCCGGCGACCGGGGCTGCATTTCGCTGTTCGGCAAGGATGGCCGCCAGCACGAGCTGTTCGCCGAGCATGTCGCGCAGTCGGAGACGTGGGTCGAGGTGCAGGGCCTGGGGCGCGTGGTGCGCGAATGGTCGCCGCGCCCGACGCGGCCGGACAACCACTGGTTCGACTGCCTGGTGGGCTGCGCCGCCGCGGCGTCGCTGGCGGGCGTGAAGGCCCCCGGCGAAGCGCTGCCCACGCGGCCGCGCAAGCGCTACACGCAGGCGGACCTGCGGAGGAAGGGCGCATGACCAGGTCCCGCCGAGAGCGGGGGAGCTGGCCGCCCGACCGGGACGACCGCGGCCTGGAATGCCGCCGGTGCGGCTGCCGGCACTTCTACGTGGATCACACCCGCCGGGCCAACGGCATGATCGTCCGCTACCGCCGCTGCCGGCACTGCGGGCAGCGGATGACCACCTGCGAGCGGGCCGTCGGCTGAGATTCGTTCCAGATATGGAAACCGGCACGCTCCCGTGCGCCCATCCGCGCGACCGGCCGCCCGCTTTGCGGACAGTCCGACCCGCGCGGCGGTAGGTAGTGGAGGAGAGGTGATGCTGTGCCGGAGAACCTGACCGACGCGATAAAGCAGAACGCCGAGGGGCCCAAACGCGCCCAGGGCGATTCGGGCAGCGTCGAGCAGCACGACCTGAAGGACCAGATCGAGGCGGACAAGTACCTGGCCTCCCGGGAGGCGGCCAAGAACCCCGCCAAGGCGCTGGCTCGCGTCAAGATCGTGCCGCCGGGAACGGCCTGAATGAGGCCGGAGGCTGGAGACCGGAGGCTGGAGGGCTGATGTTCGCGGGTCTGCTCAAGTTCCTAGGGCTTGGTCGCACGGCGGCGCCGCCTCGCGGTGTCGCCTGCGGCCGCGCTTGCCTCCGGCCTCCCAGCTACAGCCTCCGGGCTCGCTATGACGCCGCCCAGACCACGCCGGACAATCGCCGGCACTGGGCCAACGCCGATCATCTGTCGGCCAACGCGGCGGCCAGCGCGGACGTCCGTCGCGTGCTGCGCAGCCGGGCGCGGTACGAGGTCGCGAACAACTCCTACGCCAAGGGCATCGTCCTGACGCTGGCGAACTACGTCGTCGGCACCGGCCCGCGGCTCCAGATGCTGACCGACGATCCCGAGGCCAACCGCCTGATCGAACGCGAGTTCGCCCGCTGGGCCAAGGCGATCGGCCTGGCCCACAAGCTGCGCACGATGCGGATCGCCCAGTGCGAATCGGGCGAGTGCTTCGCGCTCTTGGCGACGAACCCGCGCGTCGATGCGCCCGTGCAACTCGACCTGCGGCTGATCGAGGCGGACCAGGTCGCCACGCCCTTCGGCGTGCTCGCGCCGGAGGAGAAGGCCGTCGACGGGATCGTCTTCGATGGATTCGGCAACCCGGTCGCGTATTACGTCCTGCGCAGCCATCCCGGCGACATGCGGGCCTGGCGGGTCGGCCTCAACGATTACGACTTGTTGCCGGCGGAATCGGTTATCCACCTCTTCCGCGCCGAGCGGCCCGGCCAGGCCCGCGGCATCCCCGAGATCACCCCCGCGCTGCCGCTGTTCGCGCAACTCCGGCGGTACACGCTGGCGGTCATCGCGGCGGCCGAGAGCGCGGCGAACATCGCGGTGCTGATGAAGACCACTGCGCCCCCGGGCGGCGAGGCGGCCGAGGTCGAACCCATGACCGAGATGGAGTTCGCCCCGAACATGGCCGTGTTCACGCCCGAGGGCTGGGAACCGTCGCAGATCAAGGCCGAGCAGCCGGCCACGACCTACGACATGTTCAAGCGGGAGATCCTCAACGAGATCGCCCGCTGCCTGAACATGCCGTTCAATATCGCCGCGGGCAACAGCTCGGGCTACAACTACGCGTCGGGGCGGCTCGACCACCAGGCCTTCTTCAAAGCCATCCGCATCGACCAGGCCTACCTCGCCGACGTGGTCCTGGACCGCGTGCTGGATGCGTGGCTCGGCGAGGCGGCGCTTATCGAGGGCTATCTGCCGCAGTCGCTGCGCACGCGCGACGCCGAGTTCCCGCACCAGTGGTTCTGGGACGGCTTCGAGCATGTCGATCCGGCCAAAGAAGCCAGTGCCCAGGCGACGCGCTTGACGAGCAACACGACCACCCTGGCGGCCGAGTACGCCAAGCAGGGGCTCGACTGGGAGAGCGAGCTGCGCCAGCGGGCCCGCGAGGTCGCGCTGCTGCGCGAGCTGGGGCTGGCGCAGGCTGGAGACCGGAGGCCGGAGGCGGGAGGCGCAGAGGAAGGCGAAGACGCGGAGAGCGCCGAGGAGGACGCCGATGCCTCTGCCGAGGCGTCATAGGGGCGAAGGCCGCGCGGCCTTCGTGCAACGCTGCCTGGAGAGCGATGTCATGAAACGCGAGTTCCCCGATCCCGACCAGCGGCTGGCCGTCTGCCAGCGACAGGCCGACCTGCCCGCCGCAGGACGCATCGATCTGCTGTGCACGCCCGGCAACATCACGCTGGAGGCCCTGGCCGCCGGCACCGAGGCCGAGGCCGTCCCGCGCTTCACGATGGTCGCCTACACCGGCGAGCCCATGCACGTCGAGGGCTGGCGCTACCCGGTCGTCGTCGATCTCGAGGGGCTGTCGATCCCCTCGCAGCGCCGGCCGGTCCGCTTCGGCCACAGCATCTACGCCGGCGTGGGCCACACCGAACGTATCGCGGTCGAGGCCGGCCGGCTGATCGCCGAGGGCGTCGTCAGTCGGGAGACGGCCGCGGCCCGCGAGGTTGTCGCCAGCGGCAAACGCGGCTTCCCGTGGCAGGCGTCGATCGGGGCTCAGGTGACACTGGCCGAGTTCGTGCGGGCGGGCAAATCAGTGACGGTCAACGGCAAGACGTTCGAGGGCCCGCTGTACGTCGCCCGCCGGACGGTGCTGGGCGAGATCAGCTTCGTGGACCTCGGGGCGGACATCCATACCACGGTCGCGATCGCGGCCGGTCAAGGCTGTCGGCCGGAGGCCGGAGGCCGTAGCGAAGACACGGAGGGAAGCGTCATGGAAGACGATCGCAACACTGCGGAGCAGGAAGCCCAACCGGAGGCGGCGGGCACGGAGGTCCAGGCCAGCGGCACGGAGGCCGACGCCTCCGGCCCCCAGCTCGCCGCAGGCGAGTCGCCGTGGCGACCTACGGTCTCCAGCCTGCGGGCCCAGGCCCTGGCCGAGAGCAAGCGCATCGCCGCCATCCGGCGCATTTGCGGGAGCAAGTTCCCCCAGATCGAGGAGCAGGCCATCGCCGAGGGCTGGACCGAGGAGAAGACCGAACTGGAGAAGCTCCGCGCCAGCCGGCCCAAGGCCCCGGCCGTGCACGTCGCCAGCGACATGATGAGCGGCCAGGTTCTCGAAGCGGCCTGCCTGCTGGCCGGCAAGGTCGGCAAGATCGAGGAGCTGTACGACGAGCAGACGCTGGACGCGGCGGCGCGGCGCTTCCGCGGCGGGATCGGGCTCCAGGAGCTGCTGCTCGAAGCCGCCTGGGCCAACGGCTACACCGGTCGCAACTTCCGCGACAGCCGCGAGGTGCTGCGGGCGGCCTTCGGCCAGAACCTCCAGGCCGGCTTCTCGACCATCGACATCGGCGGCATCCTGTCCAACGTCGCCAACAAGTTCCTGCTGGAGGGCTTCTTCAGCGTCGAGCGGACCTGGCGGAACATCTGCGCGGTCCGCAACGTCAGCGACTTCAAGACGGTCACCAGCTACCGGCTGATCGGCAAGGACCAGTACGAACAGGTCGCCCCGGGCGGCGAGCTCAAGCACGGCACGCTGGGCGAGCAGGCCTACACGAACAAGGCCGACACGTACGGTCTGCTCCTGTCGATCGACCGGCGCGACATCATCAACGACGACCTCGGCGCGATCACCACGGTGCCCCGCAAGCTGGGCCGCGGGTCGGGTCTGAAGATCAATGACGTGTTCTGGTCGGTCTTCATGAACAACGCGGCGTTCTTCAGCGTCGCCAATAAGAACTTCCTCAGCGGGGCCGACACGGCGCTGTCGATCGAGGGACTCAGCAAGGCCGAGGTCGCGTTCCTCAATCAGGTCGATCCGGATGGCAAGCCGCTCGGGGCGATGCCGGCGATCGTGCTGGTCCCGACGGCACTGAGCGCCATCGCGACGGTGCTGTACAAGTCGCTGGAGATCCGCAGCACGGTGGACGACCAGACCTATCCGGTCGCCAACCCGCACACCGGCAAGTTCCGCGTCGAGGTCAGCCGCTACCTGAGCAACCAGCAGTACCCCGGCTATTCGGAGAAAGCCTGGTACCTGCTCGCTGATCCCATCGACCTGCCGGTCATCGAAGTCGCGTTCCTCAACGGGCAGGAGGCGCCGACGATCGAGACCGCCGACGCGGACTTCAATGTCCTCGGCGTGCAGATGCGCGGCTACCACGACTTCGGCGTCGCGCTTCAGGAACCGCGGGGCGGGGTCAAAGCCAAAGGCGAAGTTTGACAAAGAGGCTTGAGACCTGAGGCCGCCAGCCTCGAGGCTCGAGCCTCAAGCCTGAGGAGAAACGATGGCACAGGCAACATTCGTGCATGACGGGGTGTCGATCGACTACACGCCCGGCGCAGCGGTGGCCGCGGGCGACGTGATCGTCCAGGGCGAGCTGGTCGGCGTGGCGCGAACCCCCATCGCCGCCGGTGCGCTTGGGTCGCTCGCGGTGGCCGGCGTGTTCGACTTTGCTAAGGCTACTGGTCAGGGAACTGCGATCGGCGTCGGCGCCAACGTGTACTGGGACGACACCAACAACGTCGCCACGACCACCGCGACCGGCAACAAGCTGATCGGCAAATGTGTCAGGGCGGCGGTGGATGCCGACGCAACCGTCCGCGTGCGGATGAGTCAATAGGCCGGAGACCTGCGGCCTGAGGCTTGAGGCTTGGAGGTTCAAACCTCAAGGCTCAGGCCTCAAGCCTCAGGACTCACTCATGCCCGACCTGCTCGAACACGGCGCGGCGTGGCTGGAGGACCAGCGGACGCGGCATCTGTCGCGGACGGTCACGTACCTTCGCGGCAATGACAGCGTGAACGTGCCGGCCACGATCGGTCGGACGCAGTTCGAGCAGGCGGACGAGTACGGCGTCGTGCACCGCACCGAGTCGCGGGACTTCCTGGTGCTCGCGGCGGACCTGGTTCTTGCCGGCAAGGCGGAACTGCCGCGCGCGGGCGACCGCATCCGTGAGACGGACGGTGAGCAGCTCTTCGTTTACGAGGTGATGGCACCGGGCAGCGAGCCGCCCTGGCGCTACAGCGACCCGTACCGCAAGACGCTGCGGATTCACACGAAGTTCGTGGGGATGGAGCAGCCGCCATGACCGAGAAAGGCCAAAGGCTGGAGACCACAGCTCGCACGGCGGACGATCGAGCGCGAACCCTCCAGGCCACGGCCTCCGGCCTGCGGCCTGAGTGGTCGCGCTGGGCGGGCGTCGCGCTCACCGCGCTGCTCGCGGTGCTGGCGTTCACCGTGCAGTGGGGCGTCGTCACGGCCAAGCTCGACCACGTCGAGAAGCGCCTGGACGAGCTGATCGTCGAGGCCCGCGCCGTGCGCGCGGAGTACCAGGCCATCGAGCGGCGCGTGTCCTACCTGGAAGGGCGGCAGAACAGTCTGCCAGACCGGCAGGCAGGGAGGCCAACCCCGTGAGCACGATCAACCAGATCGCCGACGCCATTGTGCAGAGCTTGAACACTGGCTCATTCAGCATGGCGGTGGAGGCCCAGCGCTGCTACCAACCCGTCCACGGGCTGTCGCAACTCCAGGAGCTCCGTGTCAGCGTTGTACCGAAGTCGTTGACGGCGACGATCGCGACACGCTCCGACGGCTTCTTCGACTGCGCGATCGACGTCGGCATCCAGCAGAAGGTGGACGCGGATGACCAGGAGGCGCTCGACGGCTTGATGCACCTGGTCGAGGAGATCGGTGATCACCTGCGGTTCCACAAGCTGGATGCGTTCCCCAATGCCGCGTGGCTGGCGCTCGAAAACACCCCGATCTTCGCGCCAGAGCACTTGGAGAAGGAGCGCGTGTTCACCAGCGTGTTGACCGTCACGTACCGGGTGCGGAGGTGAACGCGTGAACGTGCAATCGCTCGCCGTCGCCGAGGACCGGGCCGTCATCACGCTGGTGAACGGCCGCGAGCTCACGATTACCCGCGCGTGGCTGGCGGATCAGTTCGCGCACGCCG